GAATCGGTTAATCCGGCCGGTGTTTCTTCTCCATCAAAATAATTCCATCTCAAATCCAATCTATCGTATTCGGTTCCAACGTTGAGGGCTTCCAAATCTAAATCAGCGACAACCGCGGTCGATTTTACAGCGAGATCGGTATTATTCGCATCGATTTCCGCTTTTAAATTGGTGATAACAGTGGCGGCGGCATCCCCGGACACAACATTAACCGTGATTCTTTCCCCCCCAATATAGGCACTGACGCTTCCGGCTGCGGTTGCGGTTCCTGCCAAGGTCAATTTCCCGGTGGATTTTCCCACGGCCGAAGCAAGGGCATCGACCGCGGCAGAAACGACACGCAATTCATTAATATTGTTATTTTCAAAATATTTTTTGATCATTCGATGAAGCTGGGAACCTTCGCCGTAAAAAGTAATCGCTTGGGCTTCGGATGTTACCAAATCAATGCTTTTGGCTGGCTTGGAACCGGCATCGGTTGAGGAGCCGATCATTAAAACATCATATTTTAAAACCGAGGGGCCTTGCTGGGCAAAACTGGAATCAAATTCTATATAAACAAAAGGAACCCGGGTAACTGGAACTGCATCAAATGAAATAGCCATTTTTTACCTCTTATTTGGTAGAAGATTTACCCGAACCTTTTTTTGCAAGGACCAAGCCCCCCTCAGCAATTCGCCGGGAGTAATATTTTGAAGCGACGACCTCTTGGCCATCGGCAGGGATTTTGATTTTGGTCTGTTCATTAATGACAACCATGCCCGGTGTGGGCTTTACAAAAATTCTTTTTTGCATTTAAAACTCCTTTATAAATCTAAATCCGGTATAGTATCCTCGGCGTCTTTTGTTTCGCCAACGCCCGGCAAGTCATATTCCACGTTCACAGTTTTCAAATCGTCCAACAAAGCCGCATCCGATCTAGGTGCCTGGGTGATATATTCACAAAGCCATTCCATAATTAATGAGGATATTAAATTGTCGCCCTCTTCCTCCATGGCCATGCGAGTGGCCGCTAAAACAAAATCTTGAACAAAAGCCAAGCCGTTTTCTATTTTTGCGTCGGTTGAAAGCGTCCATTTTTCAAAAAACAAATCCTCGACTTCCTTTGCCTTATCATCCAGAAAATTATCAAAATTTTCATTGGCTACGGATATTATTTCGATCCGCACGCGGGCGATTCGATTATAATATCTTGGCGCGGAATCTTTATTATCTGCTTCCTCCTCAGTTATGTAAATAAGCCCGATTGGCAATTCCGCCTGGTAAAGCGGGACCCCCCGAGAATTAAACCAGTTATTAATTCCGGTAAGCGCGGCAGTATCGAGAATAGATTTGATTCTGTCTCGTATATCCTGTCTTTCATGGGCCATTTAATCTTTTTTATGTAAAAACAATTTTATTGTTCCAACCCCGTCGGGTTCCGCCTTTATAATTAAATAAATGACTGTCCTTACAGTCGCTTCATCGCCTTTTTCAATTGGGGAGGGTAGATCCGATTCCTGAATTCTAGCCACCGGGTTTTCCGATATGACTGGAATCGATGTGTCCGGGTCAACCTCCTGACTTTCTCTATCGAAAATCGCGTTTACCGCAAAAGCGGGTCCGGAAGCGGTCGGGGTTACGGTTATCGGTTCAGCGAATTCGTCGGGATTTAAAAAAACCTCGTCGAGATCGGACTCTAAATCAGCCTTGAACCCCAATTTTCACCCGGTCTATTTTAAAGCATTCATCCGCTTTTTAGCGGCTTTAATAATTCCTTTTCTTTTTTCGCCTGCAATAAAAATATTGATTTCTTCCTTGGAGTGCATTTCATTTAAAGCAGCGGTCGCCTCTGGAATACTTTTGTAATCCCAAGAAGGAACATTTTCCTGCGGCGGTGTAGGTAAAGCTGCGGAGCCTTTCCCACCTTTTACGGCCGCGCCCTTATCGATTAGCCGTTTGGCATCGTCATTATTTACGCTAATGACTGAACCCGGTTTATGTAACTTTCCGCCAATTTTGACGGAGTTCATGCATGTAATTTCCATTGTTTGCGCCTCCTATTAAATAACGTCCGCGACTACAATGGCATCGGGCTGATGCAAAGTAACCAGCGGAGCGGATTGAACCATGAGCCATTGGACGCTTGGATCGTCCGTTCTCCAAGATTTTGGAAAGCGCGGAACGCTTGCAAGGCCTTCAACATCCAAATCCTGAATGGCTCCGAAATGCCGGGCCATCCTTGCACTTCTTGCCAAGACGATAACTTTTTCGTCGTCAATCATTTCCTTTTCTGCGCCCCCAGCAACCGGATCGATGTACCATTCGTCATAGGTCCATAAATCTAACCCGGCCCGATTTAAGCGGCCCAAAAAGGTCGCGCCATTTCCGATCATTTCGGGGCGAATTAAGCCCAGATCGATGCGCCTGGTATCCAGCTTTGATTTAACTTCGGAGTTTTTGAAAAAATTCTCTGCAGCAACATGCCCCAAAATTGCATCGGTGGCCGTTAAGCCCGCATCCTGGGCAATAATCCTGGACCAATCCTTCAAATCCTGTTCCGGATCTGAAGTTGCGGCGGTCCAAAGATCGCCACCCGCAAGGGTGATAATATGCGATGCTGGAATTCCAAAATCTATTGAATCGGAAACACCTTCCCCGTCCACGGTAACAATTCCGGTTTGAAGAACCTGGGAAGCCATAAGCTCCTCGCGTCTTGTGATCAAATCATCCAGATCCGTGATATCCTCGGCCAACCGTTTCCGAGCCCTTTCTCCGGGTCCATCCCCAGGCGCATAAATATGTTGGCCCATTAAACGTTGTAAAAATTCTCCGGCTTCGGTTGAAATTTTTGGTTTTACATAAGGCGGTTGGAATGAATTTGTGGTAAAACCGATACGGGTAACATTGGTCCCTTCCATTCGGGGATTAACAAACGGTGCGACCCGTCTTTTCCCCTTAAAAATATCGATATCGACATTTTTTGTGAGTGACCGTTCCATCCTGGGAAAAAATTGATCCAATAAAAAAGTTTTGGGCCGTTTTCTTTGCTCAAGAAAAGCGAGCATTGTGCGGGTGTCAAATAAATCGATTGCCATTTTAAATATCTCCTTTGTTCGGGGTTTAAATTAAAATCCGAAAATACCCGAGGTTTTTGAGGTTTTCTTAAAGAAAATAGATTTTGCTCGGGCGTTGACGATATGATCGGCAATCACATCCGGGCCTCCGCCAAAAATCATTTTCTCGGAATCAAATTCCCCTGTCAAAAACGCAGGACCGACTAAATCCCCTGCCGTTGCATCCACGTCGGCCGAAAGAACCGCATGCACGATTTCGGATCCATCAACCGCGGCATCGTCTACCGCGACAACCTTTTGGGATGCGGTGATTAAACCTAAAACGGTTCCCCTTTTTAAATTGCTGCCGGATAGCACCGTGACTTCGGTGGAAACGAGAGGAAAAGGACCGGCAAGAATATCTTTCCAATCAAAAGTTTCTGAGATTAAGGGTGACATTTAATTATCTCCTTAGTGTAAATTTATTAAAATTCAAAGTTAATAGCAATTATTTAGCTTCAACCGGCAAACGCCCGGCGTACTTGCGATCATTATGCCCAAGCATTTCTGCGACCGCTTTTTCCCGTTCGTTCTCTTCCGGTTCGCCGCCACCCGTATCAATTTTTTGTACTCCGGCATTCAATTCGCCTTCGTCTGCTTGTGTTTCCGTTTTCAGCTTGCTTTTCTTTTGAGCCTGTTCTTCCAGGATTTTGGCTGCGACGGTCCCTTTGTTTTCTTCGGGATTAAATTTTAATTCGTTGATTAATTTTTCCTGGCCGCTTGTTTTCAATGATTCGATATCCTTGATGCGATCGGTTTCGGCTTTTGCGCCTTCCTTTTTTGCGGCTTCGATTTTTTCAACGTTTTTGGATTCTGCTTCTTTTGCCCCGGCGGCTTTACCATTATCGAAAATGGAATTATAAGTTTCCGGATGTTTTGCTTTTAATTCTTCGACTGTCATTGTTTGACCCTCCATTCGAGTGTTATTGTTTCCTTTAATTATTGTGGCTAAAGTACCAATTTTATCAACCAGGCCAATCTCAGAAGCTTGCTCTCCTAGAAATATAGCTCCTTTTCCAAAATTTTCCAAAACTTCTTCTGTTTTGACTCCGCGACCCTTCGCAACGGCCGCAATAAATACCTCCGTAATTTGATCCAATGTCTCGATGATTACTGCCTGATCCTTTTTAACAGCGGGGTCAAGAACCTTATTTGGGGATAAGGTTGAAACTAAAATTATTTCCTTTAAGCCCTCCATTTTTAATTTTTCTCTATCATCCAAAAAAGCCACAAGGGTCCCAATGGAACCTGACCGGCCGGTATTCGAAGTGGTAATTTCCGAGGTTTGGGAAGCAAGCCAAAAAGCTGCCGATGCACATAAACCCGAAACAAAAGAAGTGATTTTTTTATCTTGCCTGGCATCAAAAATCAATTGCCCCAAATCCGAAACCCCGGTCACTGATCCGCCAGGTGAATCAAAATCTAAAACAATTTCCTGAACAGTCGGATCCATTATTGCCGTTTTTAAATCGGCTTCAATTCTTTCAATACTGGACGCCCCGGAAAAAGCTGTGAATATATTTGCCCTTGGAAAAATTGGACCATGAATTGGGATAATTGCTTTATCGCCTTCGATTCGAAATGAATCCTGACTGGGTTTATCCCTTAAATTTTTTAAAGATTCCGCATGGGGGGTCAAATCATTTTGTCGCATAATTATTGAGTACATGCTTTCGAGCCATTCCGGTTCGATTGCCCATATAGTATGTAAAAATGCTTCAATTACAAATGCGGGTTTTAATTTTTCAGGCATTATCTTCTCCTTCTTGGTTGATTTGGGAATCTGTTTCGCTTCCCGGTGCAGCGGCTTCTACGTTTGCCGGTTGCAAACCCAAATCTCTGATTTTCTTTTCCTCACGGGCTTTCCGTTCTACGGTTTTTTCCCATTGATGGCCAAGCCCGGCCAGGGTATGTTCATCCTCATGGGTGGAAAGATTATTTTTAAGCCGCAATTCAGCGCCGCGGGATTCTTTAAATGGATCGATTTGGCCCATTCCGCTGCCCGTCCATTTAGATCCGGCCCAAGCCGCTTTAAATGCTGGATCATCAAAAAATCCAGGGGCTTCAACCCTACCAAGCAAAACGGCCTCGGTTAACCAGGATTCATAAATTGGTTGATTAAAAGATCGATTTAACCAAACCCTAGACGCGCGGAAAAATTTAAAAGCCTCCAAAAGCGCGGCCCTCGATGCGGAATAGCTGGAAGTAAAATGTAAAAGTAATACTTCCATCGGGATTTCCAGATTTGCCCCGACTGATTTCATAATTGACATAAAAAACGGATCATAATTTTTATTTGGCCGCTTAGATTCTGCGATTTCCACTTCTTCTCCGGGCGCCATGTCAACCATGGATCCAGTACCCAATTCATAAAGCTTATCATCCTCCTTGGTATTCGCTAAAATCGATTGAGAATCAGGAATTCCGGTTCCAAGTTCCCCGGTGGCCTGCTGATGTGTCACAAAAACAGTGAAAAAGGAAGCAATGACCGATGCCAATAATTCGCTTTCCTCTAACCTGGTTATCTGTTTTAAAGAATTTATAACCGGTGCCAAAATTGGAATCCCTCGCCTTTGGTTAATTCTTTCCTGATTTATTAAATGGATAACATTTCGGCGGCCGGTCCTGGATCCGAAAGCCGGGATCCGTTCCCATCCGGCATTAGGGAAAAAAGTCCCTGGATGTTTCTTTCTAAACCAATAGGCTATTGGAGCATGAAAATCGTCAATTTCTACTCCCCCGGCCATTTTATTGGTATTAAAAAGGGCGTTTCCTGGATTTTGACATTGATCAGCCTCAACGAGCATTGTTTTTATCCTATATGGACTACTTTTTACAATTTTGGTTGGCAAAAATACAAATGAATCTCCATTCATAATTGTGGAAAGAAAAGCCAATGCCTGGGTATCATAAAAAGTTCGCATCCGAGTAACATCGGAATCCCTCGATCCGGCCCAAAGTTCAAATTCCCGTTCTGTATTGCGTTCCCAATCCTCCGCCTGTTCGTCAGTCATACTTAAAAAATTTCTGTTAATTCGGGATTGAAGAAATAGCCCTTCCCCTACCACATTGGTTTTCATCCTTTTTAGGGCACCGCCACCAACAGGAGAATTCCGGTAAAGATCCCTTGATCGAACCCTAAGCCAACCTAAATCCGGAATTGAATCCAGATCCGCATCGCCCCCCGAAGGAAACCAACCCCGAAGGGATGTTTTGGAAAGGCTCGCTCCTTCAAAAGAGGTTCCGAAAATCGGGCTTAAAAGATCACCCTTGTGGGACATCATAAAACGGCCATGGGCCCGCTTCATTGCTTTTTCTGGAGAAAAAATTGAAATTACTTTTTCAATAGGACTCATTTTGAAATTGGCCAGGGATTTTTTTAATTCCATTAAATTCGTCACTATAAATCCCTTATGAGAATCCGGCGAACCTGGGTTCCGCCATTGGCCAGGGTGTTACACCAGCCTTGCCAGTAATTAATCATTTTTAAAATATCTTCGGCGTCGGCGCGGGTAAGGGTTCGATCCCCAATAGTATAGGCTTGACCGCCCGCAACCTTTTTTGAAGCTTCAATCCAAAGAGCAAGGTTATCGGTTGCGTCGACGAGGGTTATTCCTGCCATTATTGAACTCCTTTGGAAAGTACCCGGCGACCTTTAGGCCTGGGTCTATTTTTATAATTTACGTTATAAATTTGATTTTCTCTAGCAAAAACCTCAATGGCTGGATTTAAGACCCGCAACGCTGCTAATGAATAAACTTTACAATCCAACGCCTCATTCCTTCTGCCGGTCGGCAATACCCATTCTAATTTTGGTCGGCCAGCCGCCCGGCGTAATAATCTTTTTTCGGAAGTGACCTGTTCAAAATATTTTGAATCTAAAAAATGGGGAAAATGGACATATCCGGGACCCGGTTCTGTCGTTTTTAACCAATTATAAATTGTTTCTTTTCCTTGATCGACTCCGATTTGCCATAAATAAACCCCGTGTTGATTTCGCCGCTGGGTCCTGGCAATAATGGGGCGGCCGGATCCGCCGCGGCCTTGACCCGGGAAAACATATCGCCATTCATTCGTTCGGCAAAATTTATAAACCTCGTCCGTGTGATGGCCCATAGCATCGATCATGGTACAGGCTGGCATAAGCAACCCCCCGTTTTCGTGTTGCCATTGCCGTAAAAGGTGGGCATCCAACAAATCCCAAACTTGCTTATTCCCTGGTGAGCCCAAAAAAATGTCGTGGGAAATTGTCCAGGATTCATTATTTGAGCCCCAGCCATCGATCGTACATTCGAGCCGGTCATCCTGGGTATCAACCCCAGCCGTGAGCAAAACAACCCCGGACGGAACCGGCGCGTTATATTTTTCTTTTCGCTTTGCCAGAAAATGGGAATCGATTTGTGTGGCGGATTCATCCCAGCATTCCCCTAAAACAGTATTAACCCAAACTTTTCTTTTTTGTGGGTCCCCAATTGCATCGATGTGATCCTTAACCGCATCCTGCCAGGAATACCAGCCAAGCGGAGAATACAACGCCGATAAATGAAAACCGGGGATTTCGGATTTTGGATTGTGTTTTTTCCAAAATGCATTTTCATGCCCAGGACCGGTTTTAAGCATTTCGGTTTTGTGATGTTCGTGGATTGGCTGGTTGCAACTTTCGCATTCCAAGTAAACAGTTTTGGGATCCCTGTTTTTAAATTTTATCCGTTCCCATTTAATAATTTGCGGATGATTACACTGGGGACAACGAACGTAATAATACCGCTGATCCGATTTTTCAAATTCTGATTCAATCCTGGACATAGTCCGGATCGTTGGAGTGGAAACCTTAAAAATTTTTTTTCGGGAAAAGTTAGCCGTTCGGCGTTCTGCCAGTTTTGCCGGATCCCCTTCCCCGTCCACAT